TGACTATTTGGTCTTTCTTGATAATTCTAAATGGCCTGTTAAATAGAGCAAAGCATAGAGCGTCTAGTAGTGTAGATTTACCAGAACCATTTTTACCAATAATTAATGTTGTTGGTGATTTGTCTAAATCTATTTCTATTGGTGTTTGGCCTGTTGACAGAAAATTTTTCCATTTTACTTCCTTAAACTTTATCATTGATTAACCTCTTTATAAAGATTATTAATAAACTGTTTAAGTTTGGCTCTATCTAAATCAGTATCTATCTGTTCTACATAATTACCTAAGAATGTCAATGTGTCTTCTCCTTGGTCTAATATATCTTCTCTAACTGAAGCTGTAATATCTGATGTATCTTCATCAATAATGGTAAGTTCGTGAGAATTTATCTCTGTATGTAATTTATTAACAAATGATTCAAACATATTATTATCAGTCTTGTTGGTTACAAATATCTTAATATGTGTATTATCATACTTTGATACATCTTCTTTTGAATAATCAGTTTGTTTATCATCATAATAAATCTTTCTAAACATTCTTAATGGATTAGGTACTCTAGTCAATTCTCTTGTTTGAGTATCAAATATATGAAATCCTTTTGGACACTTATAATCGTTCCAAGTCATTTCATACTGTGTTCCACAATAATATATCTGGCCATCATCTGATTTCTTATGAAAGTGTCCAGATATCACCTTTTCAAATCTTTTAAATAAGTTCTTTTCTAAACCATGGTCATTAAAAAATCCTTTATGCATTTCAAATCCTTTTACTTCTAAATGACCCATGCATATTTGAGCTGTAGAGTTTTGTATCATGTTTACACTTTCTTCATAATTATCATCACATATCCAAGGTACTAATAATATTTTTAGGCCATCAAATATCATTTCTTTTGGTGATGAATAAATCCATGGTTCTGACTTACCATCAAATGTTGTAATGAGTTGTTGCATTGCATTAACTTCATTAGTATTCTTATAATAAGTATCATGGTTGCCTAAGATTATATGAGTATCTATCTTCATATCCCACAATCTTCGCCAAAATTTTTGTTGGAAGTTGTGTGCTGTGTTGAAGTTAATAAACTTTCTTCTATCAACAACATCGCCTAGATGTACTAGAGATTTGATGTTATTTTCTTTTAGATATGGAAAAAACAGTTCATCATAGAATCTGTTTTGATATTCCATAAAGGCAGGTGAATCATTTCTTACTCCGAAATGACTATCATTCAATAGGGCAATTTTCATAATCTAATAAAAGTATTCAAGTCTTCCTTTCTTAACTTCCTTTTTCTTTTTGGTTTTAAGCTTAGGTGTTTCAAGTATAGTATTCTTTTGTAGAAAGTCGGAAAACTGATTTCTAAAATCTCTGTCTTCACCATCATTTAGTGAAAATTCATCATAGTTTCCTTCAAATATCAATCTACTTTTAATCTCTGATTGTTTCTTTTCTTTTTGTATTCTTCTTACAAACGCATAATATATTATCTGTGTGAAATATGCAAATGGATTATTTGATTTATCTGGATTAAAGTTATCAAGATATTGTAGGCAATTTTCAATACCATCAGATATCATATCATCTCTAAATGTATAGTTTATAAAGTTAGGTCTATACGATAGATGATTGGCTATCTTTAAAAAACACTCACCAATATAATTAGTTACTGGTGGTTTTGCTTCGCCTGATTCTTCTGCTTCATTACATAATTTTCTGTATTCAACCATTGCGGCTAAAAACTCTTTATTGTTTACATAATGTTCTTTTTTCTTTTCTGATTTCATGTGATTCATTATACTCCATATTATACTTTATGTCAATGGTCATTTGATTTTTTATATTAAATATTATTCTTTTTGTGTATTTTTCTTTTTCATCCTACCATTGACAGATAAAAAAATCTGTGATAAAATTAGCGTGTTGCGTGTGCAGAGAAGGCTTGGAGGTAAGGATTAATGTTTGGTTGTATCATCATCCAAGTTGTCAAAGATTTCATTTATTTTGTTAGACAATTCATCTGTTATCTTTTCTTTAGTATAAACAGATTGGTCTAAAGTATCAGTTTCACCACCAGCATATCCTTTAGATACATTTTTATAACTTTGTTGTATAGCTTCATTTGCACTTGTTATTGTCATAATCTTATCTTTTGGAACATTTATAAGTTCATCATTAGAATAAGATGTCCATTTAACTAAAGCGATATAATCTCTAAAACCATCTTCTTCCATAGAAGGTACATATTTTAACAACAAAGGTTTTATCACTCTCAAAACAGGCGAAGCGTCTGGTGTCTGTCTGTTATCAGCAGGAACAACACAAATAATATCATCACCATTTATAAGTTTGATGATTCTAACACCAAATGATTTAGTTACCTTTACTTTTTTTTCTTCTGTTTTAACTTCCATATTTCACCTTATAATACTATTTAGTTATGCTTTAAGTTCTACTTCATGTATTTCGTAGTCAAATCCTTCTTCATTGTAAATGTTAATTCTTTCTCTGAAGTGGGCCATAGTATAGTTCTCTTTTTCATTATAAGACAGGTCATCAGCAAGGTCATATAATGTAGCATTAGAGTTATTATCTTTTAATCTTAATCCTCTTCCTATTGATTGTAAGTTTCTTATTTTACTTTTACTAGGACTACTAAAGACAATGTTGTGTAAATTGCGAATATTAATACCTGTGCTAAAAGTACCATATGAAGCAATAATAATTGCATTATCAGACTTCTCTGTAATAGCTCTAATCTTTTCTCTTTCTTCAGCTTCTACACCACCATATACAAAAAAGACTTGTTTACTTTTTGCCTTTTTTTCAATCATTTGTTTTAATAACATGCCATGTTTTTCCACATATTGAAATAAACATAAAGAATTACCCTGTAAATCAGAACATAGATTGGTTATAAATTTATTTCGAGCCTCACAAGATACAAGAAAATCCATTTCTTCCTGATAACTTTTTTCTTTTAAAAAGTCTCTAGAATACTTATCATGTTGCAAAACAAGGCAATATATTTTTAAAGCAGCTAACTGTTTCTTTTGTTGCAACTCTGAAGTAGATACAACTCTATTTACAGCACCAAATAATCCTTCTAAAACTAACTTATGTGTTTTACTATCATCTAAAGTGCCTGTAAGGCCAACTCTATACTTACAGTCTACAAGTTTAGATAATATCTTAGTTAATGATACTGCCTTAAACAAGTGAGCCTCATCACCTATTATCATACCATATTCTGAAAACCATTTTTTAGGCATTTCATAGATTGACTGCCAAGTAGATATTACAATTCTTTTGTTTGTTTCTTTTTCATGACCTTGATATATTCTATGTACATTTCTATCACTATTATAACCATAATCTTTAAAGTCTTTATATAACTGTTCAACCAAAGAAGTAGTCGGAACAATTATTAGAATCTTATTATTTTTCTCCTCTTTTAATCTTAGTAAATTAAAACGAACCATTAGATAGGTTATTAAAGATTTTCCGGAGGCCGTTGGTGATAACAACAAACACCTACTCTTTATTAAAGAATGTTTGAAGGCCTCTTTTTGATAATCTCTTACCTCAAAAGGAATCTTTAATTTAGATATGAAAGAATCTACAAGTTTATCATCTAATGTAGCGTCTTTGATACCTGTATTATCAACAACCTGAACATCATTCTCTTTACACCAATTAATTAAATATGGGTAAAGACCTGTATAGATTTGGCCATTTGCATAGGAAAACAGGCGAATTTTACCATCCCATTTTCTACTTCTATACTGAGGCATGAACTTATAACCAGGCACTTCAAAGGTAAAGTAAGAAGATAAATCTCTCCTTATATCAGCTTCGGCGTCCACAGTTAAATGAACTTCATCTTTCTTATCTAATATAATATTTCTCATACTATCCAAGTCATTACACTATATCGTATTCCTTTTGATACATATTTTACTTCGTGTGGGTACATAAAGTTTGAAGGGAATATTATACATGAGCCTTTCTTTTTTGGCACTTCATATTCACCATCACATAAAATAAAATCACCACCATCATAATCATCATTTAAAAACAGTAAGGCAGTTATATGAGGGTAACCAAACTGTTGCCCATGACTATGGTGTATATTATCTATATGACTTTTCATATAACCACCTACTGAGTAACGATTCATTCTAAATCTTGTAAAGTTTTCTGGTATTACTCTAGGGTGTTGTTTTGTATATTTATTAACACAATTAACAAACGATTCTTTTAGATGTTTGTAATACTTTAATTCAGGCCCTATCCAAAAATCAGACATACTAACCTGTTTTTTTGTAATTGGAGATATGCCTGTAGATGTAGAAAATGTAGAAGCCTGCCACTTGGCATTTTTTTCATAATAATTAATTATAGTAGAACACAATTTAGAATCAATTGCATTTTCAAAATACGATATGTAGGATGTCTTTAACAGACTTGATGATTGTTCCATAACATTATACTGCGCCTGATGTAAATTTACGCCACTCAATAGCATTTTTTATTTGCCAATCTCTATTAGTAATCTGTCTTAATATTCTATCTAAGTAATCAACAACAGTTCCTAAGTAAGATATCTTTTGAGATAGTTTTTGTAAATCTTCATCAGAATCAAGGTACTTATCAATATCTTGTTTTAATATTTTTAAGTCAAATGGTTTTTCTTTATATACTTGTGGACTGGCCTTACCTGTATAGTACTCCCATTTTTCTCTTTTAAGTATCTTGTGTTCAGATTCAGCTCTAACCAATAACAACTTAAAATTATTGTAATGTTTTAAGTATTTGTTGTGAATAGCTGGTGTTTTTAAAGATTCCAAATCTAACTCTGAATCATTAAGTTTTAAATCTTTATCAACTAAATCTTGAAGTTCTTCTAATGTCATAGAGTACCATTATATAATAAATGCCAAGTAATGTCAAGTCTAGGTAGTAGTTACTGATGTAGTACTAGAACCTACTGTGGCAAATTCATAAAGTTTATAATTAAATGTAACTGATGTTGTTAGATATTCTACATCACCAGCCTGTTGTTCATAATCTAAACCACCTAAAGATACAGGAAATATATCTCTGAATCTAACTTCTACTATTGCATTATTTTTACTAGATAGTATCATCAAAGTGGCGTCGGAGAATGTCGACCCCTCATCTGGTGCTGTGTTATTGACTTTACCTACCTCTGTTGATACATTTCCAGATGAGGTAGGAAATCTATCTGTCCCAGCGTCTTGGAGAGTTTTAAACTCTGAATGGTCTCTAGGAAATCCTAAGCCTGTTAACCAACCATGTATCTCACGATAATTTTCTAAATGTTCATCTACAAGAAAACTAAGGGTTAATGCTTCATAAGATAACTTATCACCAGGTCCTGGCAAATCTCTCAACATTGTTGCTTGAGTAGTAGTACCCATAGATATGCCTGGCACATTTACAGATGTTACAAAATACTCAACCTTTGGTAGTTTAATTATATTAAATTTAAACTGTGTAGGTGAAGCGTAATCTAACTGTGTAGGTTGTCTTGTATATGAATTTGTTATTGTCATAATACTATTTATACAGAAGATTTACTATGTCTTCTCAGAGCCGCCTGTCTTAGTTTTTCTCTAACCTCAGGCCTTTTAGCTGGGTTGTTATCACCTTCCATCCAAGTTCTTTCCCCTGCAAATTTATTTTTTTGTTGACCTGTCTTACCTTTTTTATTAGTATTACCTTTTAAACTCTCTGATATTTTAGATTTTGTATTTGGATTGTGTGGTTTATGATTGCCCATAGTCTTATTCACCTTTCTTTTTTCTTTCATCATTAATGATAACTTTTTTTTATATTTTTTACTGTGGGTATGGCCGGCAAAATTTGTGTTACCAAGATTTGCAAATTTTCTTACTTTTTGTTGTGCTTCGTAATTTGTAATCTGACCAGACAACATTTGATATGCAATTTTATCTTGCCAATGTCCGTGATTTTCATACAATTCTCTATGAGCTTCAGCGTGTTCTTCTACTGTCAACTCAACAAGATTACTAGGTTCATCTGTGCCACCCATATGTTTGGGTATTATATGATG